CTACAACCATAGTCACGTATCCACTCTTAGATGCGATTGGTTTCTGGGACTCATTCCGTGGAAATTGGAATTTCGTGTGTACAATGTTGATTGCCGCTCTATCGGAAGAGACCGGCAGTTGGTACTCATCACTCCTACTTCTTCTTGGGGTGGTGTATTTGCTCTTTTGGGTAGGTGTGCCCTACGTCATAGCCTGTTGGCTAGGGCGTCGTATGTAAAGAATGGATTCTGCCGGTTTTGGTACGCCAAAGAAGGCAAAGCAGTCGTGACCGTCGCGAAAATTGGTAACTTGGCCTGTGCTACCATACCTCGCGAGATCGACGACACTTTAGCTATCTTGGCCCGTCGTGCCAAAACCGACCTCCAGCTTGCCACCGTTTGTTCATATGTTGACAACGATAAGGTAAAAGCTGCGACCTTATTGGACTACCATTGCTCTGTGAACGACTCCCCACCTCCCTTTGTGATGCACCCAGAGAAATCTGTGTGCACGTACCAATTCCAACCTCGTACCTACCAGCCAGATGCCAAGCCCCTCCTACACGCCTTTATGTCACCTTTTATCGACGCGGCCTATGCCCCTGACCGTTGCCCAGCTAATGCGCAACGTGCGGTCGATGAAAGGGTGACAAGGGTGAAGTCGGATGTGCAGGCATCTGCTGATATGAGTAAGAAATTCGTTGAGTTTGCTGAGTTGTTTGGAAAACGGCACTCACTCTACCCCCAGGACCATGACGCTGTGTTCACTAAACAGTGCCGTCCAACGCAGAGGCATATTCTGCGTGTTGCTGGGTGGATGGGGCCGGGTTTCAAGCGCGTGTGTAAGTCTTTCATTAAATCTGAAGCTTACGCCTCACCCAACGACCCACGTATCATATCCACAATCTGCGGGCTTGATAAGCTCGAATACTCGTGTTTCATATACTCCTTGGCTGAGGAGCTAAAGAAGCACAAGTGGTACGCTTTTGGCGCGAACCCTCGGAAAATCGCCAAGCGTGTTGCACGACTAGCAGAGAGGTGTCAGACCCATATCGAAATGGGCGACTACTCCAGGTTTGATGGGACGATCAGCCCTGCCTGTCGTGAGTTCGAGCGAACCTTGCTCTTCCATTTGTTCCACCCAAGTGTCCATGCTCAGCTTGATGACCTTTTGAAGCATCAAACTGACCTCATTGCCACATTGGCCTCTGAGGACGGCCCTAACGCAATCAAGTATTTCACTGGCAAATCCCGGATGTCCGGTAGTCCAGAGACATCAGCACTTAACACTCTTGTTAATGCTTTTGTCGCTTATGCTTCCTTGCGCTACGCCAACCCGTCTCTCAAACCAGCAGAGTGCTTCGCCCTGTTGGGCCTCTATGGCGGTGACGATTCACTTAACCCTGATATGCCCTCCGATAGCATGGTTAAAGTGTCTGCGCAGCTTGGATTGGTACTGAAGAGTGACGTCGTCAAGAAGGGTGACCCCGGAGTCTGCTTCCTTGGCCGAGAGTACACCTCCGAGGTGTGGTTCGGCTGCCCTGACTCCATGTGCCAGCTCTTCAGACAACTTTCCAAACTTCACACCTGTTCCATGTCCCGAAAACTTGAGAACCCTGTAAACGTGTTGATATCGAAGGCGAGGGCCTTTTTCCTCACCGATAGGTACACACCCGTTATAGGGCCCTGGGCATCTACGGCCATCCGTATGCTCGACGAGCGCAAGTGCTTGCCCAAGTTTAGGCACACTGGTG